AGGCGGCCGCCAAAGGCTGCGCCCTGGCGGCTTCCATCCCCGAGGGCACCGTCAACCGCCTGGCCCGGGAGCTGCAGCTCCATCCCCGGGTGCAGCGCCGGGAGGCCCGCTTCGAGGCGTCGCAGCCCAACGAACTGCACCAGATGGACGCCTCCCGGAGCGAATATTTCCAGTGCCACCGGCACCGGGGCGGCGAGTGGGTCCTCAAGCTCTCCCCCACCATCTTCAAGAACCGTGATTACCGGGAGCTGCGGGAGCGCGTCTGGATCTGGGGGCTGGTGGACGATTTCTCCGGCTTCCGGGTGCTGCGCTACTGCGTGGCCAAGGGTGAAAGCGCCGAAGACGGCATCAGCTTCCTGCAATGGACCTGGTCGAAGGTGGAGGCCCATGCCCCCTTCCGGGGCCTGCCCGGCACCCTCTACCTGGACCAGGGGCCGCTGAACAAGACCAAGGCCTTCCAGCACTTCTGCGCCGAGGTGGCGGGGGTGCGGCTGCTGGCCCACGAAGCCGGGCGCCCCCAAGCCACGGGCAAGGTGGAGAGCGGCTGGAAGACCCTGTGGCGGCGCTTCGAGGCCCGGTTTTTCCGGGACCCGGGCTGCGAGCGCCGGGAGTTCTCCCTGGCGGATCTGAACCAGGAACTCGCCTGGTATCTGCAGGAGCACAACCGCACCGAGCACCGCAGGCTCAAGCACCTGAGCAAGGAGGAGGCCTGGCTGACGATCCAGGGGGTGGTGGATATCGACCCCGGGGCCTGGGGCCACATTTTCCACCGGGAGCACCGGACGCTGGACGCCGCGGGGTGCTTCGATTTCCGGGGCGAGCCCTGGCAGGTGAAGGAGATGCCCTATCCCGGCGGGGTGCGGGCCGAGGTTTACCTGGGGGTGCGGGACGGGGCGGTGCTGGTGGCCGACCCCCGGGACGGCCGGAAATACGCGGCCGCGCCTTTTGCCGCGGCCCCGGCCGGCGAATACCGCCGGGGGGAGCTGACGCCCCTGGAGCGGCTGCAGCAGGAGGCCCCAGACGGGGACGCCGGCGCCAGGCCGATAACCTTCGCGCCGCAGGCCGAGAGCAACGTGGTCCACCTGGTGCGCCAGGCGCAGGTGCGGGAGAGTGGGTTTGAGATGCCCGGAGGGGCTACAGCCCATAAGGAATTGGTGGGCAGTGCCCACCCTACACTGGAGGAGATGGCGGCGGGCGTCGAGTTGATCGACCGATCGACCGATCGATCGACCGATCAAGAGAAGCTCTTCGCCACGCCCCTGGAGCGGTACGAGGCCATTGTGGCGGCCCAGGCCAGGGGCAAACCGGCAACCCAGGCAGACGGCGAATTCCTCACCTGGTTCCGGGGCGAATACGCCGAGATGCTGAACCTGCTATCTGCGCCCCGGGTCAGGCTGGCGGTTGTGGAATAGTAACCAGTGATCAGTGGCCAGTGGCCAGTAAAGGCAAAGGCAAAGATAGTGACCAGTGATCAGTGGCCAATGATCAGTAAAGGCAAAGAAACGCGGCCACTGGTTACTGATTACTGATTACTGATCACTCTAAAAAAGGAGGCAAGTATGAAAAGAGTCATTTGTTTGATGTTACTGGCGGCGTTTCTCTCGTTTCAGGGCTGCGCGGCCGCGGCCCTCATGTACATGGGCCACGAGATGAGCCAGGCCAGGACCGCGGCGGCGGAGAAGGCGGAGCGCTCCGCCGACCTCCGGACCTACGCCACTTACCGGGTGGATATGGAGAAGGTCAACCTGGACCGGGAGAAGGCGGGGCTCAAGCCCAGCCCGATCATGAGCCAGGAGGAATGGATCGGCGCCCAGACCGCGGGCCGGCCGGCCGTGGCCCCTCAAGTGATCAGTGGTCAGTGATCAGTGATCAGTAAAGGCAAAGTCAAAAGATAGTGGCCAGTGATCAGTGGCCAGTGATCAGTAAAAGCAAAGGCAACGCGGCCACTGATGACTGATAACTGATTACTGTTCACTGGAAAAGGGGGTTAAATGCGACCGGGAATCATTCACACCGATAACGTCCGCCGGGGCCTGTTCGCCCTGGCTGAGCTGAAGCGCCGCTACGGCCAGGCCTCCAAACGCAACCTGCTGGTCCTGGAGGGGCTGACCGGGGCCGGCAAGACCTGTTTCTCCGAATGGGTCTACACCCAAAACACCGAGATGCACTACCTGGAAGCGGACCCGGACTGGACCGCCTCCTGGCTGATGCGGGACGTGGCCGGGGCGCTCTCGCTGCCCCGGGAGCACTCCATCGAGGCCAACAAGCGCCAGGTGGTGGAGGGTCTCGTAAAGGGCGCCATGCGCATCCTGATCCTGGATGAAGCTGACCGGGTGATCCGCTCGACCCGGCTCCTGGACACGGTGCGGGCCCTCCACGACGCCGGGCTGCCCCTGATCCTGGTCGGCGAGTCCGGGGCCTGGGGGACGCTGTGCCGCAAGTCGCCGCGGTTCGCCGACCGGGTGGGCCAGGTGCTCACCTTCGGGCCGGTGGCCGCGGCGGAGATCGAGGCCGCGGCCCGGGAGCTGGCGGACCTGAAGCTCTCCGGGGAACTGGCCGCCTATATCCAGCAGCAGGCCGGGGGCAATTTCCGCCGGGCCATCAAGATCCTGGAGGAGCTGGAGGCGGTGGCCAAGGCCAACCCCGGGGAGATCACCAAGGCCGGGGTGAACCAGGCCTTGAAGAACCTGCAGCTCTCGGCGGACCGGGAGCAGCGGCGGGTGGCGCGGCGAGCCGCGGCGGGAGGGTGAAGGCAGTGAGCAGTGATCAGTTGCCAGTTGCCAGTAAAGGCGAAGCCTGCCGCTCTTTCGATTTCCCCCTGAACTCATCAGGGTTGCCTCCGTTTCGGCATGTGGCTTATGACTGGTGGGAGTTTGAGCGGGCCTTCATTTTAGGCAAAGTTATGGATCAGCATGGGAATTGGGTAGATAGACCGACATTCCAAGAGGATTGGGGATTTAAATGAACATGGAAATCTCCGCCGAAGCGGTCAAGGGGGCGCTGGCGGCCCAGCGCCTGGCGAGCCTGCAGGACGTTTGCCGGGCCCTGGATATCCCGGTGGCGGACTGGCAGGGCCGGGCCCGGGTGCGCAACATCCTCTGGGCCATGCTGAAATCGGGCCAGGTGAGCCTGCTGGCGGGCCCTCCCCTTTACCGCCTGGAGCGCAGGAGGCACGGGGTGCAGGAGAAGCTCTGGCGCGCCATCGTTCTCAAGGCCCGGAAGGCCGAGGCCTGGTGCTTCGCCGACCTGGCCCGGCTGGCCGGCTGCTCCCTCGACTACGCCAAGAAATACGCCGAATTTCTGGAGGGGCGCGAGCTGGTGGTCCACGCGGGGGCAGAGTTTCACACCCTGTTTTTCAGGATGCTCCCGGGCCGGGAGCAGGAGTGCGCCCCGGTCTGGAATAGAAGGGCGGAAGGCCGCAGGAAGGGGTCAGAAAAATGAGCGAGCGTTGCCTTAATTGCAAGCATTATCGGCGCGCGAAAGCGCCGTTGAAGCCCGGATATTACGGGAAATTAAGGCCCGACGACCGGGACCCGAGACGGGAATGCGTCAGGTGGGCGGAACCATTTTATGTCCTGCCGAACTACCTTTGCAAGTTTTGGGGGAGCAAGGATCATGGGGAACCAGCGGATCGTGGTTAACGCCGAGCGCAGCCGCTTCTACTGCTGGTCCTGGGACCGCTGGAAGAGCCTGCACAAGCTACGGCGCTGCTTCGAGGAGGGCTGCCGGCGCATGTACGAGCCGGAGGGGGAGCATTTGAGGAAAGTTATCAGTAATCAGTTGCCAGTTATCAGTAAAAGCAAAGGCAACGCGGCCACTGATTACTGATCACTGATCACTGATCACTGATCACTGATCACTGGCCACTGATCACTGGCAACTGGAACAGGGGGGGACGATGGCAAGCGATATCCTGGAGGAGTGTCTGGTTCTGCTCATCGGAGTCCTGGCGCTCTACGGCCTTTACGGCCTGGCGCTGCTGGGCCGCGGCTGGCTGCGGCGCTGGCGGCTGCGGCGCCTGCGTTTAGAGAGGGGGTCATTATGGCTGAAGCATTAGCGGAGCGGCTGCTGGAGGTGATGGAGTGGCACCGGGGGTATCCCCGCCGCATCGGCATGGCTGAACTGTGGCGCAAGGTTTACAAGTTGCCCTGCGCTCACCGCATCAACGACACCTCGGCGCTCAGGGTGCTGATCCGCAAGCTGCGGCGCCTGGGCCACCCCATCTGCTCCACCTGCGAAAAATACGAGCCCGGCTACTACCTGGCGGAGACCCCGGAGGAGCTCTCCGAGTTCGCGGCCCGGCACCAGCGCCGGGGCCTGACCTCGCTCTCCCAGGCCGCCAAGATGATGCGCATCGGCCTGCCGGAGCTGCTGGGGCAGCTGCAATTAGAAGAAAGCAGTAAGCAGTAAGCAGTAAACAGTAATCAGTTTTGGCCTTTACTGGTCACTGATAACTGGTCACTGATCACTGAACTAAGAGGAGCAAAGGATATGAACGGATTGGTGAGTTGCTCCCGCATGGGCAAGGAGATCCAGCTCTCGGCGCGGCAATGCCGGGGCAATTATCTGGAGGCGCTGGAGCGGCAGGAACAGGGCTGGCCGCTGTATTCCTCCTGGAAAAGCTGCCTCGCTTGCCTGACCTGGGCTTTAAAATTGGAGGAAGTTACCAGTTGCCAGTTGCCAGTTGCCAGTAAAGACAAAGAAAAGTTGCCAGTTGCCAGTAACCAGTTGCCAGTAAAGGCAAAGGCGGAAACAGGCCGGCGGCCCAAGCCGCAGGCCCCGGCGCCCGCGCCTGCTTGCCTGGTCTGCGGGGCGCCGGCTTACAAAAAGGCGACGGTGTGCTTCGACCACCTGCTGGAGCAGACCAGGATAAAACCGGCGCAAAGTTGCGCCAGCACCGCCCGCTACCGGGCGAAAAAGCGCGGCATGACGCGGGCGGTGGCCAACGCTATGGGGTTGGAATAAGCAGTAAACAGTAATCAGTAAACAGTAATCAGTTTTGGCCTTTACTGGTCACTGATCACTGATCACTGATCACTGAACTCAAAGGAGAGTGGCGATGCCGATCTATGAATACCGATGCGTGGAGTGCGGGACCCGGGACGAGCGCGTGGCCGGGCTGGACGACGCCACCGCCCTCTGCGTCGCCTGCAGCGCCCTGATGCTGCGGCTGGACGAGGATATCTTCAAGCCCTATTTCGAGGAGGCGAGACATGGCGCGGAAAAGAGTTGAGAGCGGATTGAAGAGCTGGGAGGAGGCGGACGAGGCCTTGCGGAGCATCGGCACCTATGAGCGGCTGATCGCCCGGCATGAGGCGGACCTGGGAGATGAGATCGCCTGCGCCACGTCCCGCACCCTGGATAAGACAAAACCCCTGACGGCTAAACGCAGCGCCCTGGCATTGCAGTTGGCGGCCTTCTGCGAGGATCACAAGGATGAAATGAAGGGCAAAAGCCGGGTCCTCAATTTCGGCACCGTGAGTTTCCGGCAATCGACCAAGATTGTCATTCGGAGCCTGGAAGGTTGCCTCCAATCGCTCAAGAACCTGGGATTATTTGCGTATTTCCGGGTGCAGGAAATACCCGACAAGGAGAAGCTGAAAGACCTGGATGACGCGACCCTGCTCCAGTTGGGCGTCCGTCGGCAGGTCAAGGATGTCTTCGGCTACGACGTCAACTGGGAAAAGATCAAGGAGGCGGCATAGGGGAAGTGATCAGTAATCAGTGGCCAGTGATCAGTAAAGGCAAAAGCAAAGTAAAGTAAACAGTTATCAGTGGCCAGTAATCAGTAAAAGCAAAGCAAAAACCAAGGCAAAGTCAAAAGAGCAAAAACTGATTACTGATTACTGATTACTGATTACTGCTTACTGAAAAAAGGAGGGAGATCGCATGAGCCAAGAAGAGCCAGAGCCGAAAGAAAAGCCGCTTCAACTGGGCCCCGACGGCCTGCCGGCGCCGGAGGACAGGGGGGCCACCCTCACCGTCGTCGTGGACAAGCAGGGGGGATATTACCTGAATTATCCCATTCCCCTCCACATTTCCCTGGAAATGTTGGCCCACGCCCAGGCGCTCTTTGCCGGCATGATCCGGCAGGAGTGGGAAGCGGCCCAGGCGGCGCAGGCGCAGCGGCGCATCATCGTGCCGTCCCTGCTGGACCCGAAATATCAGCGGAGGCAATGAAGACAGTTATCAGTAATCAGTTGCCAGTAATCAGTAAAAGCAAAGGCAACGGAAAACCACTGGTTACTGATCACTGATCACTGATCACTGATCACTGATCACGGGTAACTAAAAATGAAAACCGAAAACGGGAAACGGCCACTAAGCCGCCCCCAGCAGGTGAAGATCCAGGTGCTGCGCCGGCAGCTCTTCGGGGACGATGACGGGGCCTACCGGGAGATGCTGGGGGGATTCCGGGTCAAGAGCAGCTCGGAGCTGACCTTCGCCAGGGCGGTGATGGTGATCGAGCACCTGGAGGAGTGCCTGGGGAAGTCATCAGTGGCCAGTGGCCAGTTATCAGTAAAGTCAAAGGCAAAGGCAAGGAAGGGGCGGCCCACGGCGGAGCAGCTCGCTGAGATCCGCAGGCGCTGGGATCTTCTCAGCGTGGCCGCGCCCCAGGAGCGCGAGGGCAACCTGCGGCGATTCCTGCGGCGGCGCTTCCACGCGGCCGCGCCGGAATGGCTCACCCTGGAGCAGGCCCAGAAGGTGCTGAACGGGCTGAAGGCCATGGCGGAAAGGAAAGTGATCAGTAATCAGTAATCAGTTTTGGCCTTTACTGGTCACTGGTTACTGATCACTGATTACTGGCCACTGATCACTGATAACTGGGCACTGGCCACTGATCACCGATCACTTAAAACGGAGGATGCGATGAAAACCGGACAGGATATCCTAACAGTGGCCCGGCCCCACGCCGAGGCCAACGACACCTACGTCTTCGGGGCCCTGACGCCCGTCAACCACACCGGCCCCGGGCCCTGGGACTGCAGCAAGTTCGTCTCGGCCATGGTCTACCAGGGCGGCGGCGTCATCTACGGCTGCGAGGACAACGCGGCAGATCCCGGCCGCTGCTACGGGGGCACCGTCTATTGGGAGCGGGACGTCCTGGCCAAAGGCATCATGATCAGCCCGGCCCTGGCCGCGGCCATCCCCGGGGCCGCGGTGCTGCGCTTCGTGCAGGGGGATGCCGAGCATCACATCGTGCTCTCGGACGGCAAAGGGGGCACCATCGAGGCGAACTGCACCCGCCTGGGCACGATTTTCAGCACCCTGCACGGGCGGCGCTGGTCCACCGGCATCCTGGTGCCCGGGGTCGATTACGGGCCGCGGCCCCAGTCTCTCCCATTGGCGCCCCCGGCCGGCGGGGTCTGGCGTCTCGGGCCCTCCCTGATGCGGGGGAAGGAGGTCTTTGATATCCAGTGCCGCCTGAAGAACTTGGGCTACCTGCCCACCGGCAAGACCGATTGGGTCTACGGCCCCGAGACCGCGGCCGCGGTGGCGGACTTCCAGAAGGGGCACGGCGGCCTGGTGGTGGACGGCGAGTGCGGCCCCGCCACCCTGGCGGCCCTGGAGATCCAGGTTTGATGGCGGCGGCGCTGCTGTATGCCATGCTGAGCATCCAGGGGGCGGTGCAGCCAGTAATCAGTAATCAGTGGCCAGTGATCAGTGAGGGACCAGTGATCAGTAATCAGTGGCCAGTGATCAGTAAAAGCAAAGGCACGGGGAAACCACTGATTACTGATAACTGTTTACTGATTACTGCTACGATAACCGCTTACTGCCTGGCGGGGAATAAGACCACCAGCGGCAAGAGGGTGTACGTCGGCTGCCTGGCGCTCTCCCGGCCCCTGGCCCGGCAGCTGGGACTCAAGTGCGGCCGAGGGACCTATGATTATCGCTTCGGGACCCGCATCGTGGTGGAGGGCGTGGGCGTCTTCGTGTTCGACGACCTGATGCCCCCCCAATGGCGGCATCCCCGGGTCGACATCCACCGGGCGACGGTGAAGGAGTGCTGGGCCTTCGGGCTCAAAAGGGCCAGGGTCTGGGTGGTTAAAGGATAGTAATCAGTTATCAGTGGCCAGTAATCAGTAAAGGCAAAAGCAACGACAAAATCTCTTTAAACTGATTACTGATCACTGTTCACTGATTACTGTTCACTGATTACTTGCCTTGCAAGGGGGAAAACATGAGCAACTGGCATCCGGGAGTGGCGGCGGCGGGGCAGCAGGTGAGGTTATTGCGGACCGACCAGGCGGCGGCGCGGCTGAACTGCGACGAGAGCACCATCCGGCGTCTCTGCCGGGGGCAGCTTCTCCGGGGGATCAAGACGGGGCGCCGCAAGTGGCTGATCCCCGAGTCGGCCCTGCGGGATTATCTGGAGAGCCTCAACCAGGATAGTGACCAGTAATCAGTAATCAGTAATCAGTAATCAGTAATCAGTAATCAGTTTTTGCCTTTACTGATCACTGGCCACTGACCACTGGCCCCTGATCACTGGCCCCTCCGGGGCCATTTTTTTTGACCTGATGCAACTTTAACGGGCATAGCGGGTATAGCGGCCAACAAAGTTCTTGCATTTGTGCTTAAATAGATTGAAAAGACCCCTTTGGTCTCGCCCCGGGCGCCTGAAGCGCCTAACCGCCCCACCAGGCGTCCCGGGGATTTGCACGAATGAAAAGTGATCAGTAATCAGTAAACAGTAATCAGTTTTGGCCTTTACTGATCACTGGTTACTGATCACTGGCCACTGATCACTGGCCACTGATCACTGATTACTGGGAGATGGACATGGATCTGAGCGGCATCAAAGGCGATCTGAAAACGACGGTGATGGGGGGCGTGGCCATCGCCGCCACCGTGGCCCTGATTTTCAAGGCGATTGATCTCCAGACCTGGATGGCCGTCTGCGGCTTCGCCCTGGGCGGCGGCCTGGTGCTGACCAACAGCACCAAGGAAAGTAATCAGTAAACAGTAAACAGTAATCAGTTTTTGCCTTTACTGATCACTGATTACTGATTACTGATCACTGATTACTGATTACTGATTACTGATCACTGAAAAAGGTGGCATAAATGCCGCAGCGGCGCTCACCCTTTGCCGATATCCCGGCGGATAAGGAGAATGACGTCCGCTTTCTCCTGGAAAGGATCTATTACGCCCTGGCCGGGGACGACGACGCCTCCATCGCCGCACTCAAAGGCAGCCTCGATGAGCACCGGGCGAAGATCCTGAAATTGGAAAAAAAAGCCGAGGCCGAGGCGAATTGCCCCTGCATCAAGCGGCATGACGGCTCGAAGGAATGCGCCCTGTGGCGGTTGGAAAAGGATGTTCTGAGCAATAAGTGGCGCAATATCGGGATCTACACCGGCGTTTTTATCGTCGGCATGACGGCTTATTATCTGCTGACGCTGCTCATTTCCTACTGGAGATGCCATTGATGGAACAAGACCAGCTCCTGGCTATGGCCCAAAAAGGCGCTTTAGCCGCTAAAGAGTCGCGCTACCGAGAGCTATTGATCGAGATCTCGCTCAAGTGCGCCACCCTGCAGCGGGCTTCGATCATGCTGCTGCCCGGCGCCCTGGACGACATCAAGGAGGACGAGATCCTGCTGTCGGCCAAGACCCTCGTCGATCTGCTGGCGGAGGCCCGGCCGCTCCGGGCCGAGCTGAAAAAAGTGGGCGTCTATGTCTGGTGAGAAGGAAGCGGCCTGGTTCGCCGAGGCCGAGAACCTGTTCGTCCGCCAGAACCTGACGATCAAGGAGATCGCCGGGGCGCTGCCGCCCTGCGAGAACACGCTCTACAAATGGAAGATCAAGGGCGGCTGGGACGAAAAACGGCGGGCGCACCAAACGTCGCCCCGGGACCTGGCGGAGCTCATGCGGGCCAGCCTGCATGTCTACCTCAAACGCCTGGAGGCCAATGCCGAGGACGGCATCCTGGACAACGCCACCTTCGACGCCATCAACAAGGCGGTGGCGGCCATCAAGGGCGTGGAGCGCCAGGGGGCCGACATCAGGGTGATGGCGGTGGAGGTGATGCGGCGCTACACCGACTTCCTCAAGGGGGAGGAGATCTCGGCGGGCGAGCTGCAGATGCACAGCGAGCGCATCCGGGGCTGGTTCGCGAGTTTGGAGTAACCAGTAACCAGTAACCAGTAACCAGTAACCAGTGATCAGTAACCAGTAACCAGTGATCAGTAACCAGTAACCAGTAACCAGTGATCAGTAAAGGCACAAACGAAGGCAACGCGGCCACTGATTACTGATAACTGATAACTGATAACTATTAACCCAACTGGAGGAAATGAAAATGGCGACACAGAATGTTCTTTCTACAATGTTGGCCCCTTTTGCTTCTATTCTGACATGTCTAAAAACCCTGTCAGATGAGGCTGAGTCAAACTCTGCTATATTTGCTCAAGTGGCCACAATGGTAATGGCGGTGTTGGGTTTTAACCTTGCAGCAGCCCAGGTCAATATCTTACTGCCGGCTATGAAGGCATCTGATGACCTGATTGATCTATTGGCTGCCCTGGCCAATAACCAACCAGTCACTGCGGCGCAAGTACAAGCTGCTCTCACCGATCTGGGCGCTGCTTGCCCTCTTCTGGCGCCTATACTGTCTAACCCCCAGGCAGTGGCCTTTATCAACAATCTGGTGGTCCAGGGTTAGCGGTCTATGAGGATTATTTGAAAAGATAGTAATCAGTAATCAGTAATCAGTTTTGGCCTTTACTGATCACTGATTACTGATTACTGATAACTGGGATCAAAATGGAAGCCCGATGAGCAAAACCATCAAGCTCGCCCTCATCTATACTCTATCCTACCTCGGCCTGATCGGGCTGCTGGTGACGCTGCACTTCGGCTGGCGGGCCTCCTGGCCCATAGACCGGTACGCCGGGAAACTCCTTCCTGCTTATCTGGCGCAGATGGTCCACTAGGCCGCCGACCCTACTTATTACATCAACGCCGACACCGGCAACGATTCAAACACTTCCACCCAGGCCCAGAGCCAGTCAACTCCCTGGAAGACCGGCCCCCAAATTGCGCCTTCGGCTGGTGATTCGGTCCTCTACGCTTGCGGCACGACGGGGCTTTATCCTGGACAGGGCGCAAGTGTAGAGTATATCAACGGCACTGCGGGCCTTCCCATTACCTTTGGCAGTTACGGCACCGGCACACAACCCACCTTTACTACTTCAATGGTAATTACCAATTCCGGATGGACCAGTTTGGGGGGTGGCATCTATTCTCTTGCTATTGGCAGTCAGTCACCCCCCGGCGTAGCTGGTGGAGGATGGGTAACTAACGTCAGCTGTATGGTCTTGGAGGACAGATTATTAATTGCGGCGGCTACTGACGACACCCTGGCGACAGCCGCCAATAGCTCTACGGCGACTCCCCGTTGGTTCTATAACGGCTCAGGAACTCTTTATTACAAACCGACTACTGGTACTCCGATTAATCACGAGATTCGCATTAACGGGGTTGGGGCCGATGATTGTTTTCCACTCTACAATGGAGGCCCAGGTAACCCGATAAACTATTTTAACTTTCAGAACCTGGCTTTCTTTGGGTCAGGCTACGCTTTTAATTCCACAGGAGGTGGGGGCTGCAATTATATTAATTTCCAAGGTTGTAATTTCAATAATCTCGGAGTCGGGATTTATTTATATGCTCATGGCCAGGGCATAGCCATAACTGCTGTCGGATTAACCACTTATACGATAACCGTAAATGGGATTGCCTGTTCCTATACTTCCGGGGCACTTGACAGTGCACAGACAATAAGCACCGCACTGCTGGCGGCGATTAACGGTAGTTCTCAGGCTAATGTTGTTTGGGCCATGCAGGAGGCCGCATCAACTCCACCCTATACTTTGGCCATAATTGGCAGAACAACCCCTGCAACTGTAACGCTTAGTGCCCACCTTGCTTTTGTTCAAGCGGCTGTTCCCAATACCCATGTTAGCATAACCGGTAGCACCTGGAATTATTGTGCCGATAATATCTACTTTGCAGGTCAAGATGACAACAACAATGGTGAGGGGTCTAATCTGTGGTGCTCAGTTATCGGCTGCAAGTTTCTCCATACAAATCAGATACCAGGCGGCGGTGGCGGGGCTACCGGCTTTGACTCCGACGGGATATCCTGCCAGAATATGCAGAACGCCTTGATCCAGGGCAATGAAATCTCCGGCATGGTTAGTGGCTGCGGGATTGATTTATGGACTGGAGGTAATTTTCCGGCCACCGGCAATACAGTAAATAGAAACTATATCCATGACCTTACCGGCCCAAGTGGGGCAGCAATAGCGGCGGGCGGCGGCGGTTCCAACCTGAACAGTTATCAATTTACTTATAACCTCCTGGTTAATTGCCCCGGCGGGGCCTTCAATCTTCATGCCAGCCAATGGTCAACTACTCCCAGCGTGGTTGAAAATAACACGGCAGTAAATTGCGCTGGGGGTGCTTACTGGAATGGCGGAGATTATTTCACCGTCAAGAATAATATCTTCCTGGATTGCGGCCCCTATCCCCTGAACATGTCCTCCACCATCGGCCACAACGTCTCCGACTATAACGATATTTACCCAGTGCTGGCGAACGTCTGCCAATATAACAACTCCCCCTGCACCTTCGCAAGTTGGCAAGGGCAAGGTCTGGATACTCATTCTCTGACTACGTATCCCGAATTTGTCGGATATACTCCTTTAACATTATCTGGCTGGTCATTAACTGCGGGTTCCGGAAGTGCAACTATCGGCCAAAACTCTGCCAGCTATGGGAATGGCACCGCAAATACCTATTCTGGGGAGACTGACACAGAGTTAAGGGAAAATGACCCAGCTTATTCTTATAGTGGTAATAATAGTATCACTGTTGATGCGCCATCGGCGGGTAACTGGTGGAATGGGTTGATAAAATTTACGGGGATAAGCAACTTGTCCGGCAAGACCATAACATCGGCAACACTTTACCTAAATGCGGTGCAGGCTGGCAGCACGGATACAATAACGGTAAAAAGGTGTCTGGACAATTGGACTTCCAGTGCTACTTGGAATACTTACAATGGCACTAATAGCTGGACTACTGGTGGAGCTATGGGTAGTGGGACTGATGAATCTGCATCCACTACTTGCACATTAAGCAATGGCGGATCTGGTGTTATATATTCTGGCGGTGGTTCCCAATTAGTAACTGATATTCAGAATATTATTAATTCCATCAATCCTAATTATGGGTGGGTTCTACAACACACAACAACCAATGATGGGGTTAGTCGGAGTTTTGCTGGCTGTCTTATGACTATCGGCAATGGATATTTTTGCCCCTACCTGAGTGTTACTTATTCCATTCAGTATTATTATACTTATCAGGTTGCATCTGCCTACTGTGATGCAATCACCGAGAATGGTGCAGTATTGACTGCCCAATCCTCCATCGCCAACGTCGAGGCCAACGCCGGTAGCTGGTACTGGGACGGCACTTACGTCTACATCCACGCCAGCGGCGGCAGCAACCCGGCCACCAACGGGAAGACTTATCAGGCGGTCAATGTGAATCCGGCCAGCGCCGCGAGCCTGAAAATAGCGCAGGCGTCTCCTTGCCGGAACGCCGGGACAAATGTGGGCCTGACTGCTGATTATCTTGGTTGGGCCGTTCCCTTTCCGCCCAGCGCTAACCCGGCGATAGGGGCTTATGAAAGCCCTGCCGGCGGGGGGAAAGGAGGACTGACCCTGGGCCTGGGGTTAAGCAACTGACCGATAATTGTAAAAGGAGATCGCCATGAAAAAAATAATTTCCATATTTGGCATTTTGTTCCTCTCTGCCTTTTTTTCTGCCGCCTGGGCGGCCAATGCCACGACCATCTCCACCGGCGGCCTCTATATCAGCATAATTTTAGACGGCTCCACTGATTGGAACGGCATGGCTGACGGCAAGATGCCCAACGGCGCCGGCCTGGTCGCCATCAAGTTTTTCCCCAGCGCGGTCAACGACGTTTTAGTGGTCCGGAATTATTCACCTACCGGCCCGGAAATATTTCACGGCAAGGATATCCTGGGCGGGGGGCTGGCCGACAGCGGCTTTCACGGCCGCGTCTGCTATCCCTATATCGCGGCCAGCGACTGCACCCTGGCCACCCCGGCCAATGCCCGGGTGATCATGATCTTCGACCAGATTACTAAATGAGAAAGTGATCAGTTATCAGTAAACAGTAATCAGTGGCCGCGTTGCCCTGGTTTTTGCCTTTACTGATTACTGATTACTGATCACTGATCACTGATATGGACGAACTGACCCTCAAAAAGAAGTTCACCAAGAAGGAGTTCCAGGCCCGGGCCGACGAGATCCTGGGGCGCCTGTTCCGGGAGGTCGCGGCCTTCGCCGACGTCTCCGAGGCCGCCAAACAGGCCCGCCGCGCCCGCAGCCGCACCGACCATTTCTATTTTTTCGAGACCTACCTGCCCCACTACTTCAACGAGCCCCCGGCCCCCTTCCACCACGACCTCATCGCCCAGGTGGACCGGCGCCCCGGCATAGGTGAGGTGGTGACCCCCGCGGTCACCGCGGCCCCCCGGGGGTTCGCCAAGTCCACCCTGGTGAGCTTCGGCTATTCCCTGCACCAGATCGTCCACAAGCTGCGCCATTTCATCATCCTGGGCTCCGACACCGAGGACCTGGCCAGCGACCTCACCGGCTACCTCTACCTGGAGCTGCTCTACAACGAGCGGCTCAAGTGCGATTTCGGGGAGCTGGTGCGGGACAACTGGGCGGTGAACGACTTCGTCGCCCTGAACGGCGTCCGCCTCATGGCCCGGGGCCGGGGCCAGCGCCTGCGCGGCCTGAAGCACAAGCAGCACCGCCCCGACCTGGTCGTCCTGGACGACATGGAAAACGACCAGAACGTGCGCTCCCCCGAGCTGGTGCGCAAGCTCCTCGACTGGGTCACCGGCGCGGTCTACCCGGCCCTGGAGACCGACGGCAGCCTCTTGTGGATCGGCACCATCCTGGCCCGCAAATCGGCCCTCTACATCGCCATCCACTCCGAGGAGGAGCCTTACGCCAACTGGCGCCGCACCCTCTACCGGGCCATCCAGCCCGACGGCGCCGCCCTCTGGCCCGACAAGTTCCCCCTGGCCGTGCTCGCCAAACAGAAGGCGGCCATGGGGACGCTCGCCTTCAACCGGGAGAAGATGAACGCCCCGGTGAACGAAGGCGGGGTCTTCCAGGAGCAGTGGCTGCGCTACTATGACCCGATGGAACTCGCCGGCAAGGAGCTCGTCGTCTCCGGCTTCTTCGACCCCTCCATCAGCACCAACGAGAGCGCCGACTACAAGGCCATCCTCACCGTGGGCCTGGACTGCAAGGAGATGATCTACTACGTCCTGGACGCCTACATCCGCAAGAACAGCCTGGACGAGGCCCTGCGGGCCCTGTTCGTCCGCCACCAGGACTGGCGCTACTGGCTGCTGGGGATCGAAGACAACCTCTTCCAGCGGCTGCTGATGCGGGAGGTGGAGCAGATGGGCCGGGAGCGCCACATCACCCTGCCGTCCCGGGGCGTCACCCAGAAGGCCAACAAGGAGACCCGCATCTCGCGGCTCTCCTCCTGGGTGGAGCGGGGGCAGATCCGCTTCTGCCCGGGCCGGGGCGACCAGGACCTGCTCATCGAGCAGCTCCTCTATTTCCCCAGCAAGACGGTGCACGACGACGGCCCCGACGCCCTGGAGGGGGCGATCTCCCTCCTGGAGGGCGGCGCCGGCCAGGGCCTCTTCGATTATTACAAGACGGAATACGAGAAACTCCATCCGCCGCCGGGAATGCCGGAGGCGGAGGCGGAAGCCTGGGTGGCCCACGCCCAGGAGTCCAAGCAGCAGAAGGCCATGGCCGCGCTGGAAAGGGAACGGCTCGGGCTGAGCAGTAACCAGTAACCAGTAATCAGTAATCAGTAATCAGTAATCAGTAACCAGTAATCAGTTTTTGCTTTTACTGATCACTGGCCACTGATCACTGATCACTGGTTTACTGAAAGAGGGAGAGCCGATGGCTAAAAAGACAGTCACCAAAGAAGATCTGATCGAGATTATCGAGAAGGCTGTCGAGGAAAGGGAGGCGCTCCTGGAGCGCATCGCCGAACTGGAGGGCCAGAAGGACCCCACCCGGACGATTAAAGAACTCCGGAAAGAGGTGCTCCGTGAGCGGATCCAGGGGCTGGAGGCCCAGATCGAGCTGGGGCGCGTCCTCAAGGAGAAGGCGGAAGCGGAGCTGGCCGCCCTGGGAGAGTAAACAGTAAACAGTAATCAGTAAACAGTAATCAGTTTCCACTTTTTGGGTTTTTTGCTTTTTGTTTTTGCTTTTACTGATTACTGGCCACTGATTACTGGCCACTGATTACTGGCCACTGATTACTGATCACTGACCACTGACCACTGACCACTATGGAACGCGACTCCGATACCGGCATCCTGAAAAGGGCCCAGGCCCTGCGGACGCCCATCGACCCGGCCTTCGCCGACCTGGCGGCCGGCGGCATGCGCACCCTGCCGGCGCCCCAGCAGTCCGAGGACTGGTTCGGGCCGTCCGTGCCCATCCAGCCCCAGGCGCCCCCTGAGGCCGCGGCCCGGGCCTACGATTTCCCGGTGGGCTACAACCTCACCATCCAGCCCCGGGCCGGCTACCTCCCCTTCGAGCTGCTGCGCAACCTGGCGGAATCCCACGACATCACCCGGCTGTGCATCGAGACCCGCAAGGACCAGCTCGTCAAGCTCAAGACGAGCATAAGGGGCAAGGAGGGCGCCGACGTGGCCCCGGACGACAAGCGGGTCCAGGAGATCGAGGCCTTTCTGCGCTTCCCCGACCGGCTCCATTCCTGGCAGGCCTGGCTCAGGATGCTCATGGAAGATGTTTTTGTCATCGACGCCCCGGCCATCTACCCCCGCCAGAACCTGAACGACAAGCTCTACGCCCTGGAGATCGTGGACGGCGCCACCATCAAGCTGGTGATCGACGGCAACGGGCGCACCCCGGTGCCCCCGGCCCCGGCCTACCAGCAGATCATCCACGGCATCCCGGCCACCGAATACACCGCCGAGGAGCTGGTCTACGTCCCCCGCAACCCCCGCTCCTGGAGGCTCTACGGCTACTCCCCGGTGGAGCAGACCATCATGATCGTCAACATCGCCCTGCGGCGCCAGCTCTTCCAGCTCAACTTCTACATGGAGGGCAGCATCCCCGAGGGCTTCGCCGAGTGCCCCCAGGAATGGTCGGCGGCGCAGATCGGGGAGTTCCAGGGCTACTGGGACTCCCTCTTGAGCGGCAACCTGGCCATGCGCCGGCGGATGATCTTCGTGCCCTCCGGCGCCAAGCCCCTGTTCCCCAAGCTGGAGGGCCTCAAGGACGAGTTCGACGAATGGCTGGCCCGGGTGGTCT